TCTACTTTTACTCCTATTTTTATTTTAACCAATTAATCAACCCGTTGTCATTCAACCACTTAATGAAATCTTTGTCATGGAGATGATTTATTTCCTTGCCCTGTTTCATACGGCTTTCTTTAATTATTCGTAAATTATTTTCAAATGTTTGCCTGTTCATGATTAATATATTTCTCGTTTACTTATATAATAATTGCCGCCGCTTAAACGATACTCATTTAACAAATATAGTGCTTCTTTTTTCGTGTTGGCTTCGTCTATTGTTTCAGTTCCAAAATCCTCGTGCCTATGGTTTATATAGTACATGTTTTTATATTAAGTTATTTATATATTGTATCTCTTCTTTGCTTATATTATGGCAACCTATTCTCAAAAGTTTGTCGAATGATATTGTAGTATAATTTCCTATTCTTTGCCCTCTCATTATTGCACCGCTTTTAAGTAGCTTTAAATAACGTTTAACCTCTTCAACATCTATCTTTACCCCTTGTGAAGTTTCAACGAATTGAGCGCATTCAGACAGGCGCAAATAATCTTTGCCACCAATGCGAAAATAGTTGCTTTCGTATGCCCTAAATTTGGCAAGGCTTTTAGTCAATTGCTTTTTTTCTTTGTCCTTCTTTTTTCTGGTTTCCTCTTTTGCCCAATTGCGAAGATCTTTAATACTCGTTTCTTCTTGCAACGAATCTACAAATAAAAGCATCTCTTTGTACTCTTTGTATTTTCTTAATTCGTTTCTTTTGCGCTCGTTTATATATTCGTTGAAGTAATTCCATAAACTATAAATTTGGCTAATGTACATTTGAGGTTTACGTGCTTTTGATAGTTTCATTTTTAGGTACATTATATCCCTGTAAACTATACTAATATCGGTTTTTGTTTTGTAGTATTGTTTATATTGGGACGTTGCGCCTACTAATAATGTTATATGTTTGGCTGTACTGTTGCTGTATCCTTCATCGTTTATTAGTATTGTTTTATCGTCTAAGAAACGCCCCAATTCGTAGTGGTAGCCATATGAATAAATACTATCCCCCTCAAAAAATATATTGTTATTTGAGGTGCGTCCGTTGTTTTGTGTCCGTTGTGCAAATGTATGCACACAATCGTAATTGCTAAATACTGTTTTCATCTTTGTTTTGTTTTATTGTTTTTAAATAGGGGTAGAAGTTATTATTAAGACTCACAATTCAGCTTCTTGCCTTAATACGGTATTGTCGACTTCACACCCCGTTTTTAATGTATATCTATTATTTCATAAGGCTGAATCACGAAGTTATCCCAACCATTATATCGAACCGTTGGCGCACCCCTATGTGAACCGTTTATTTTTCGAGTAGCTTTTTTGTAACTATCTCTTGTTAGTGCCTTAAAAACTATTGTTTGTCCTATTTCGAATTCCATGTTGTTTTGTTTTATAATTCACCAAATTTAAATTTTAGGTTTCCAGCGAATTCATCGCAACCCCCTTCACGACCTGCATACTTTACAGAACCCCAAAAATACTGATTTCTAATTTTGTTTATTTGGTACTTTTCACTTTTATTTTCAGGTATCAATTTATAACCTATTGTTTTATCGTTATCGTCTTTTATAAATTCTATTTTCATGTTGTTTGTTTTATTGTGTTAATATTATGCGAAGGGCTAAATATAGCGGTACAATGTACAAAAGTAGGTGAACCGCTTTTTTTGTTAGTTTGTCAATTGTTTTCATCTTACTAAAAATTGAATGATACTTTGTCGATGTTTAGTAAAATGTACCCAACTCCTAAAACTGTTGCAATGCTATATATTGTTGCAATGATTAAAGCAAAAGTTTCAATTGTTTTTTTTGTTCTGTTGTTTGTTTTCATGTTGTTTGTTTTTGTTAGTACAAATATGCGAAGAAATAACGGTTTCAATGTTAACCCAATGTTAACAAATTGTTACCAAATTGTTAAGCGTTTATCTGCTTATATACTATATGAACAGGCATGCGTATACTACAACAATTTTGGCACATATCCAAATGTGGGTGCTTATTCATATTCAGTCTAAATAAGGGCAAAAGCGCAACCACATACAATTGCCCTATGCAATTACTACCTATGCAATTACACATATATTGAATTGCTTATATATTGAATTGCTTATCTATTAAATTTACTTTCCTGTCAAATATAAAAATACGCCAAGAAAAAACATTGCGCAACCTAATTCAATCATAATTTATTTTATTTTTATTTCTGGTAAACCAAAATCATTTATATCTATTTGTAAGTCAAAATCAAAACCACAATTCTCACATAAGAAGTTATCCTCGTGGTTATTGTGCCAACATACTTGACAAGCCTTTACATATTCTTTATTCTTCATTTATTTCTATTTTAACATCATTATATCCTTTTTCATTCCATTCTGTCTTTTCTATTTCAGCATCTAACATATTGTCGAATATATTAGCTACTCCTCCAACCCAAACATAATACTTATGTGTTTTCATCTGTATTTATTTATGTGTTAATTTATATGCAATGATTATCCTTGTATGCAACGATTATCCTTGCGTTAATGATTATCCTTACTTAATGTTTATTTGGTGAAATGTGCCATTTGTACCAATTATGTACTCATCATCTACCTCATAACTTGTTTTGCTGTTTGCATCAAAGAATGTCAACTTATCGTATATTATATTTAAAAAAGCGTTATGTTGCTCAAATGTAGTTTCTTTGTAGAATTTAAGCACCTGCGCAAATTCAGGAGTATATTGTTCGTACTCCTTAACTTCGTTTTTTATTGTCCTGTCAATTTCCTTTACCAAGTGTTTGGCAAGTGCATCATCTTTTATTTGCTCAATATAATCTTTGCAGTTTTCCAATACTGTTAATACTTCGTTATTCATCATTTGTTGTTTTATCTGTTAATTCTATTATATCATATTCTAATTCGTGAATATCCTCATTTACTTCTATTACTTCGATTAAGTAATTGCAAATCATTCCTAGTAAGATAGCCTTGTCATTATCATTATCTTTACTGCGTTCAATTAAGTCATCAATACCATTATAAAGTGAATGAAATCCACTACATGAAGTTAATTGTGGGTTTGCCCATTCCTTAAATTCATCATTTATATATGTCATCAAGTACTTAACAACATCAGGCAATACTTTTGCCATAATGTTATCTGTTCGATAATTATAGTATCGTGGACTGTCTAATCCAATAAAAAACAATTCTATTCCTGTCATATCTGTAAATCTATGCACCCAAGCTACGCTATAATGAACGAATGTTCTATGCCAATTTACATCATCAGTATCAATACTTAATATGTCGCATCTATCTACTATGTAATCATCGTGGAATCCGTAAAATCCTCCAAACTCAATTTGTATTTCCATTTGTATTTATTTTATTGATTCTATTTTTAATTTACTTTGGCTTCTGTTAAATTGGGGTATTGAATAGTATTTTGTACTATGATATTCATTATATCTTATAAGAAACGAACCTATACCGTTAGCATCATATATAAGAGCATCATCAAAGTAGTCAACAAATCCGTTTTTAACTTCATAAACCCTAAAAAGTTTATCCCTACTATTATATTTCATTTATGTTTATTTTTATGTTCAATGCAAACATACGAAGCCTAATGTTACCCAATGTTAAGCTAATGTTAAGTAATTGTAAAATATTTACTATCTTTGTGTAATGATATTTAAAGGCAAATATATGTATAAATGGAATAAAGAAGGGGATATCGAAGCAATCCCACAAGAACAGGGTATTGAATTGCCACAGGGGGGTATTGAATTGCCAGAGGAAGAAACCCCTATTAAATTCACAAGGAAACAAACTCCAATCTTTACAGGGGTGTTAAATTATTTTCCCGATGCAATTCGAGAAATCGCAAAGTGTTCTTACGTTGGGCAACAACAACACAATCCAGACAAACCCTTAGCTTGGGATAGAAGCAAGTCAGGAGACGAATTAGATGCTCTTACTCGGCACTTACTTGAAGCAGGTGCTATTGATACTGATGGTATCAGACATTCCGCTAAAGTAGCTTGGAGAGCGTTAGCTAACTTACAAAAGGAACTGGAAAAAAGTGCGAAATAGAGCGTTTAAATTTCTAGTGGTACTTGGGGTCATCTTTAGCGAGAAGTGCGCTGAAACCCCAAACAGTAAGGCTCAAATGGCGTGTTTTAACGCAGTACATACATACCCTTCGGCACAGTCCTTTCAAGGGCGTATTGAATTGCGTAACGGCTTCCGTCAATGGCGTGATTCCAAGAGTCTCTGGGGATACTGCCCTTTAGCTTCCATGCGTAATTGTTAAACTCCCGTATTAAATTCACAGAGTCCTTATCGACTATTATATTGTAGTCCTGCATAAGAGCGATACCCGATAGGATGCTACCTTTCTTTTTAATAGTTGGCGTAATGTTTCTAAGTCCTTTTGTCTTTAACTCTGATATGAGTCGAGGCTCGCTATTGTCGCATACTATTAAATTAGTGCCAGCGTATCTTCTGCACATCTCAAATATATTAGACGTAGAAAGTCCTGCTTTATAGAAGTGTTCTTTTATCCATATAGTTTTTCGTAGCTTATCTACTGCAACTTCAGTTAAGGTTGATGGGTCAACGCTAAATCCAAAGTCAAGTCCAAATATCGTATCGTACTCGTTATTGAAGTCTCCAATCTCCCAATGAGTAAACACAACTCCTTCTGCTTTCTCAAGCCATCCACCAAGTATCTGGTGTTTATACTTCTCTGGTCTGCGCTTCTGCATAACCTCCACTTGCTCTACAAAGGATGGAGATAAATGTTGCTTGTTATCCATGTAGGTTGTGTGTATGTAGCTGACGTTCTCTTTAACGCCATTATAACCGTCTGTAATGCCTCTATTCTCAAAGAACCTCTCGTATATCCAATGCTGTTTAGTTGTGGGGTTTAGAATCAATATACAACGGTTTTGCTTCCCTGTTGCCCTAACAGAGTAATCAATCTTCTCAAATGACTCTTCATCCGTAAGCTCCTCTGCTTCATCCAAGACAAATGTCGTAACTCCTTGAATAGACTTGAGCTTGGCTGTTTGGTCTCCACTCGCAGTCTTAATACCACTAAACAGAATACTGCTTCCTGTTAGGTTATTTATAATCTCGTTCTTTGTAACAGTAAAGTTCTCTGCTATACCCATCAGTTCAAGTTTCTCTAAGAACTCTGGTATAATAGACATTGATGCCGAAGTCATTGTATATCGAGTAAACAATATGCGATGACCTGTTTCGTATGTTAGAAGCACCAAGAATGTATTTACACCAAACGACTTACCACTTCCCCTGCCTCCTGTAATTACAAAGTACCTACTAGCATCCCTAAACAGAGGATTGTACTTGGGATTAAGATTTACCTTCTTCATCCTTTACCTCTGTTGATTCGATGTCAATAATCTCTTCTGGTTGCAGGAAAGATATCACAGGAATGTTTACCTCCTGCTTTACGTTAATATCCTTCTGTTCTTTTGGTTTACCATACTTGTATTCCCACAGTAGGCGTAAGTGTGCAAAGGAATCCTTACTCATCTCGGCAAGTGCCTCCCATGCTTTCTTCTCACTTCCAAACGCCCTCTTCATTGAACCGAGTGCAAAGTTCTTTATGTCCGCTTCTTTGGCTTTAGGCTTTCTCCCCTGCCCTCTGGACACTCCTTTTATTGCACCGTTGTTCCTTCTTCCATCAGAATATGGAACGTGTGGTTTACTCTCCTTCGGCTCTGGTTTGGGCTTGATTGGTATTCCTAACTCAGCTTTCTTCTCGTCTGATATTAGACTTCTCTTCTTTGGTCTTGGCATGTTTAAATAATAAAGTTCATACCAAAGTGTTTAAGTGCCTGATTTACTGTGAGTAATATCTAGTCATCAATGTATCAATCTGTTGATTGTAATACATAATCATATTATCGTTATCCTCTTTTTTTTGTGCCAAAGCTAATTGGTCTTTAAAGTAGGCATACGCCCTTACAAATGTTTTCT